TTAGCCGTGGTGACTTGGGCAAACGCACCACCAGTCCAGTCATTATAAGGCCCGGTCAAAACATCGGCTTCCTGAATCTTCGTGTCAACGGTTCCAGTGTCCCCGTTCGTTCCGTGGTGGACAATAACATCGGCCTGTTTCCCGAGCACGTCCACGCCTTGTCCGACGTGGGTATAAGCACCACCGGCACTGATACCCTTTGCCCCATAGGATAGGCATTGCGTCAGAGTCAGGTTCCCATCAAACGTTCCGCTGTCCAACCTTATGTGTGTTTTCAGCTCACTTAGCGATACTGGTAACAATGTCGGGGCAACTATCTGAACTGTTTTCATAGTCCACACCTTAAGCGTTAAGATAATATCCACCGGCCACCAGAGGCCGCCATAAAACTGTTACGTCCGCAATCTTGCCCGCGCCAGCCGACCCGCCGCCGATGGTCAACTGAATTTTCTTAGTCACCGCGGTCACGACCGGCCCACGGAATGTATAGAAGAAATTGCCGGTCAGATTTGCCTTTGCGCCCGCTACCGCTGAAAGTATCTCAATGGCTGCAACGTCATCCGTCGCAACCGAAATGCCGGTGAATGTTGCTACGGAATGTAGATCATCTGGAACATGGACAATCACGGCATCAATAAATAGTGCTTGCGCCGTGGCTGTCATTACGTCATAAACTGCCTCTGCCTGTGCAAGCGAAATCTGTTTATAATTGATGGTCGTTTCCGGCATGTATGATTTCGGCAACCAGGCAAAACCGGTATAGATGAACATAAGACCGGTGTTAACTTCGAAGAATGTTGCGCCTGCATTGACACTTGTTGGTTTCGTATCCGTGGAAAGGCCGATGAAACGATTGTTGGTTGCGCCTATTGCTTGAACTGTCATTTTTTAAACCCTCCTCTTTTTTGGGGTTAAAGGCCGGGAATTTCACCCGGCCTGATTAAAAATCTTATTCACCTGTAATTGTAATGGCCGCCGTCACCTGTGCATAGCCAACCATATACCAGATTGTTCCATCGCAGATCATATCTATCCGGTCTCCCGCAAGTGCTTGGTTGTGAACAAATGTTGCCGTAGTTCCGCCGGCGGACACGTCCCCGATGGCATCAGCCGCGATAACACATAACCCCTTGAGAACTTTCTGTGTCGTGCCATTAGTAACGATAGTATAACCATTGGAAGTCGGGGCGGTTTTTACGATGAACGTAAATCTAAGCCCCGCCGCCGGAGCCGGAAGCGTCGATTGGAACCCCGCCGCTGCATTAAGGAAAAATGTTTTTCCGCTTTCAGCCGCCAGAATAACATTTGTCTCCGTAACAACTTCCACTCCGGATGCAGGAACGGACACGGTGTTAAGCTGTGCCGCCGTCGCGTTGATAGCGGTTCCGGCAATTTTTAAGGATCCACCAGACTCAACGTCTATAGCGCCGCCGGATTCGACGGTGATCTGACCGCCACTGGCAATTTGACCGCCGCTGGCAACCACTTCTTCGTCGCCGCCCTGCTTGTGGTAAACCTTTGATTGATAGGTCGTATCACTCATTTTTTATTTCTCCTTTTCTTATCCGAGCGGCCCCGAAAGACCGCCCGGAATTACTGTTAGATCACGGGCGAATCCTGCAAGTGACCTTTGACCAAACTGATCGAGAACGGGATTGAGATCGTTCCGGTAACGGTTCCGGCAAGCTCTAAATATCGCTTACCGCCGATATAACCGAAATGATACACGGTGTCATCTTCATCGGTTCCATCAATGGTTAGAATCGTTCCGCTGGTGATATCGGAAACTCCAAGCATATCTTTGTCTTCAACGGCTGCGTATGTCGTACCGTCGTCGCTGTGTTTGAGCGTGAAGACAATCTTGTTGCTTGAGTCTAATCCGACTCCGCCCCCGTCCACTCCTGCGTCAATGACCAATTCCGCAGAATTGCACCCGGAGAGATCAATGTCCGTAATGGTCTGCGTTGTGGCAACGGCAATCGCGTGCAGTAACGAGGTGACTTCAATATTGTTGTGAAGGTCTTTCATATCTTTTTTCCTCCTAAGTTTTTTTTAATGGGGCCATGTTTAGGCCCCAGTTGTAATTATCGAGAAACACTGAACACCATTCGGCATCGCCGTCACACCACCTAACTGGTTGCAATCTTAAGCGTTTTCACACTTTCATACATGATGATGCCTCCCCCGACCCGCTTCGTCGTGTAGAAGGCGACATAGGGTTTGGCGGAATACGGATCCCGCAGGACGCGGATTCCAACTCGGTCAACGATAAGATACGCGCGTTTGAAGTTTGCGAAAAATACCGGGTAGGTGCCTGCGCCGATGTCGGCTACATTGTCGTCAATCTCAACCGGCTTGCCCAATAGAGTTTCCGGCACACCTGCTTCCAGACCAGGACGCCAGATGTAATTCCCTTGCCCGTCTTTCAGGACTCGGATTTTTCCGAGCGTGGTATCATTCATCAACCACGCCGCACCATTGCGATAAGGCGCTTTCAGCGCATGAACCAGATCAATCAGCTTGTCGGCGCTGTTCAGTAGTGTTGCATGGCCGCCCGCGATATAACCGACCTCGCCCCATGAATAACTGGAATTTGCGGCCATTGTGTAAGACGCGATTCCCTTGGGTTTGGACACGCCATCGCCTGTAATGAAGGCCGCGCCTTCCTCTTCCGCGAACTCATTGGCCACCTCGTTGGCAATCCATTGCTCAATATTGATGCGGGAATCATCAAGCAGTGTCTGGGTTGCATAAGGCATGGCATAAATTTCTTTGGCGTTGATGATGATTTGCGCCAGCGCGGAAACATCCGTTTCGGCCCGAGCGCCCTTTTCCGCCGTCCACCCGGATGTCGTGCCGCCCTTGCTGACAAGCCGCTTATATTCGTCGGTTCCGATGTTGATAACCGTTGCTAACCGGCGCATAGCCGACACTTTGGGAAGAACACGGTCAATGGCTGCTTCCATCTCTTCGGGAACTGTGAACCCACCAGCGGTGTCGTCGCCGGAAGAAGCGGATGCCTGAATCTGCAAATCCTTGAGATTGCCTTCAATGCCTTTTCTGAACCACGATTCAAACGCGGCCTTGTGTTCGGCTTTTACCCTGTTGACCTCCGTTCCGCCTCCGCCTGGGAACTGGCTACGCGCAACCGCCGCTTCGACGTTTTCAAGCTGCCGCTTTAAGTCGCCCATCGCCGTCAAGTCGGCGTTGATCTTTTCCACTTTCTCCGCAAGCAGCGGATCGGTATGACCCTTCTTTTCGATTTCTTTCAGTCGCTTGTCGTTTTCAGCCTTGAACGTTTCAAATGCCTTGCCGATGTCCTCAATAATATCTTTGAGTTCCATATCTATTTCCCTCCGATTTTATTTAAAAGATTTTGTGCTGCTAAAACTTCTTCATCCGCGCCGTCGGTATCCTGCAAACGTCCCGCAAGCAGGGCCTTGGCCTCTTTTTTGGAAAGCCCTACGTCCCGCAAGGCTTTCTCGATTTCTCTTTCAGTTGGCTTATTTGTTTCGGATTGAAAACCATCCGGCACATGCGCAAACATGCTCAAATCAAATTGAGCCTTTGCTGCCTTGCCATCGATAATGGTATCAATGAATCCCCTTTCTTTTGCTTCTTTGGCCGTGAACCACGTTTCGTTTTTCAGCATGTCCCGGATCTCTTTTTTCCCGACACTGGAATTTTGGGAGTAAATATCAACCATATTGCCGCTTATCTTTTCTAAAATGTCCGCGATTTCGCGCAGATCATATTGATTACCAGCGGCGAAAACCCACGGATCATGAATCATATACATTGCATTTTGATAGGCTTGAACTTCCTTACCGGCCAATGCGATAAATGAAGCAGCGCTTGCAGCTAAGGACTCGATGCGGGTAACGATCTTTGATTTATGGGCTTGTAGGGCGTTAAAAATTGCCATTGCATCAAAAACGTCACCGCCCGGAGAATTAATCCTGACAGTCACGGTTTTTGTTTGAATGTCTGACAGCGCCCGGACAAATTCACCGGCGTCATTGAAAGGCCAGCCAATAACATCATAGATCATAACCTCGGTGTCATCTTCAGAAAGAGATTCAATTTTATACCAATCAGCTTTATCAATCGGCTTATTCCAATAACGAGCCGTAGCTTCGGCATTCCTTTGGCTTCGATATTTAAGATTCATCGTCGTCTCCTTTGTTGTCACCGCTTTTCTGTTCTTTAGTTGTTGAGGTGCGGGTCTTGAAAACATTCCCACCGTCATATGGGTTCATATCTTCCAGTTCCCGGACTTCGTTCGGACTCATGGCCTCAATATTCACCATTCCCTGATAATAAGCCGTCCGTGCCGCCGTGTCGCCGCGTAACAAGCCGCCAGTGCTGAACTTTGCAAAGTAATTTTCTTTTTGTTTTTCAGTCAATAAATCCCGGTAAATCGCCATCTCGATATTAACGAGCCTGGGAGTAAGCGCATATTTTACGTATTCAAGGTCAAAGGCATCGGCGCTTGCATACGTCGCCACTTTGTCACCGGATTGCAGCATGGACAACGGCAACCCGAAGAACAGGTCAACGATTTCTTTTTTCTGGAAGTTNCGAGCTTCNATGAATTGAGAATCGACGGATGTCATCTGCATTTTCTCGAATGACATACCCTCTTCAAGTAATGCTGTTTTGTGGGCATTCTCGACCGAAGCATAAATTTCGTTAAATTCGTTGACGATCCGCTTTGCCGTGTTTTCGTTTTTAAAACTTCCAGGATGTTTCAAAATTCCGCCGATCATTGCACCGTGCGCAAATACCTTTGCCCCGTGTTTCTCCGTGGCTAACGCCAGACCAACACTCTCTCGTGCGTATTGAATAGGATTTATCCCCATATAGCCGTTGAAGACAAGACCTCGGATGTGCATGATCCGCTCGCCGGGAATGATGTCTATTGATCCGTCGGGACGCGATATTTTATAAAACAGTCCAAAATCGGGCGCTTGGAGAACTTCTTGAACGCGCCCCATCGGAATAGGAATCAACTCGCTAACTTCATTTCCCGGAAATCCGGTTTTTAGTGCAAAAAAATTTCCCCGTAGGTCTAAGCAGGCAGAGCACATTCCCCAAAATTCTGGNGCNGTCATCCACCGATTNGGCTGCCTNTGCANAAGNCGNTAAAGCCTCAAGCTCTTTGCCTTTTCCTTCNNGTTTCCTTTTTCGACGTATAAGTGGCAAGGAAGTTGCGCGATAGAATCGGCTTTAATCTTTACGCATGAATGAACGGCCATCGCTTGCATAGCCGTGGTTGAGTTTACCGATTGACCGGACGATGTTTGTCCACCACCGAACGAATCAACGATGAGCCGATGAATTTCATCTGTTGACAGGGCCTTTGGCCGTATGCTGGAAAAAATACCCATCACTCCTCAACCACAAAAAAACCGCCTACGAAGATAATCACTCCGCAAACGGTAAATGCCAGCCACGGCGCATATAGAAAAAGCCCGTAACCCATAAGGCACAGACCAAGGACAAGAAGAACATCCCGAAAACTGATTTTTTGAAGCAATGAAAATATTTTCAACTCATCGCGCCCTCAAAAACCGGTTCAACTTTCGGCTTTGTTATGGCGGATGATTTGAAGAAAGGCTAAGAAGAATGAGTATAAATAAGAATAAAAATAAAAAAGGGAGGCAATGAGCCTCCCTTTTGGTTCTATGATTTATGCTTTATGGCTTTGGGCAAAGTTTGTCTTTCGTCNCCTTGCCAATTTCGCACCCTGAACATTGTTCATAATGCGAACCGGAATAATCAAGGCATTCCGCGCGGGTNATNAGNTGNTCATGCTCNGGGCATTTTACCTTATCNAGCTTCTACGTCGCCGCCTATATCCAAATGGGCGGTTGCGTCCACAATGCCTTTGCGCTCAAGAATATTGTAAACTTTCTTTTGGTTCTCATAAAGCATGGCACTTTGAATTTCTCCACTAAGAAGTTTGTGAAATGTATTTGCAACTGATATGTGCGCCATAAAATCATCGCGTGTCATTTTTCCCTTTTTGAATTTATCAAGGGCCTCTTTAAGTGTGGTGATTGTGTCATCTTGCAAGTTCATTAATCATACTCCTTTCAATTCGTTTTATTGTTATTGCTTGACGTTTTAAATCAATCATTGAATCTGTCATCTCTCTGGTCTTTAGCCCCGTCGTGTTT